ACAAGCTCGAGTGTAGTGACACCACTCTTATCAACTACAAAATTTTTGCTTTTGTATTGACCTACAAAATATTGTCGTATTTGCTCTATTGTCATATTAACCAAAAATAATTTTGCGAAACGCGACGATTAAACTCAAATGATAGTTGTCTTGCTCTTCAAGAGCTGCTGTGCGCTCAGAGAGCGCGTCATAATTTTCAGACAACTCGCACTCTATAATTTTATTGACTTGAAGTGGTCGATCATTAGTGATATAGAGATAAACATCTGAAACAGCATCTTTGATTGAATGACCATTTTCGATTGAAGACCATGAAATGCTATTAAAACAATCTTGACGTTCAACAAAATCGAGCACCTTTGAAAATAATTGATTTTGTAAAACGTCAGTGGTGTGTACATCTGCCTTTGCACAAAACATTGAATAGAGGCGATCTAGAATAGGATGAGTGTCTGTCATATAGTGATTTATAAGAGAAAGATCCCAGACAGCAATTTAAAATTACCATCTGGGATTTTTAAGAAGCGTCAAATTATATCAGAGACGCTTTACTTTACGTGGTTTTTTGGCTTTAACTGGCGCTGGAGACTCAAACTCTTCAGCAATCTCTTGAGGAGATGCGATCCAACAAAAGACTTCTCCACCTTCGCTTGAAGAAGGAATCTCATCATTTGCCTTTTCAACAACCTCTGGCACGACTTCAGCAGCAACTTTTTTTGCAGCACTCGGTTTACGACCACGCTTCTTTGGGCCAGCCTTCATTGCCGCAGCAATAACCTCAGCGGGAGGCATTTGCGGCAAATAGCGACTATAGCCAATCGACTTGTCTTTGCCAAGGAAGGTTTGGCCAATTTCACGACAAGTAAGACCAAAGGTCTTACCGACTTCATAAACTTCCTTGGCAGTAAAGCCAGCGGAAGCATTGGGACGAGAATTGAACTCGTCAATCATTTCTTTTACACGCGTTAGCATATGTTTGTTTTGTTTTGTTGTTAGGAGACTATTATAACTTAAAATTTAGAAGATGTACACAACTTTTTACATTAAATTGCATTGAGAGCATATTGTCCAAGACTTCTTCTAGTATTGTTCGTTGTGTCGCTTGGTGATGTTAAGAAGATTATCGCGAAGGTGCATACGATCAGCGCTATGCTTGTCGTAATCGATGAAGTTGATTGCGGCATGACCGAGCGTCATGAGCTCGTCAACAGTCTTCATCAGCTTCTCAATAGTTTGTTCGACGGTGTCTGTTTGCATATCTTATTGTATTAGAGTTTCGTATGCTTATTGATTAGACTTCGTCATCGTCGATTTCAACATAGTCAGGATCATTGTAATTCATGTCCTTAAGTATGCTAAGAATATCTTCACACATCTCTTTGAGTCTATCGTATGCTTCTGCCTCTTGACGGCAACTCAACGCTTTACGATAATCTTCGGGCGATGTTCCATCATCGAGAGCAGCTAGTAGATCACTCTCGATTTGTTTCATGGCATGAACGGTATTCTCGAACATGCAGTAGCTCATATTAGGGTAGTTTGACATGGTATTAGTGGTGGTATTTGTATTAGAGAAGATCGTGGACAATATATTCTTCAACAGTTGGAAGAGTGCGACGATACTGTTCCAAGTCAGAGATCAAATCGTCGAGTGACTCGCGATTGTGCATCCCGCGCCAGTTGGCACTTGCATTGAAAAGTTCGAGCATCTGCTTATAAATCTCTTCGTGGGAAGGGAACTTAATTTCGGTTTGCATGTTGTGGTTGGTGTTGCTTACATGGTCATTATAGCATAAAACCCACGGAAAGTACACAACTTTTTTCAACAAAATGCACTTTTTTTCACTTTTTTCGGCCCCGGGACCATATTTTAGGCATTTTTAGCTCCCGGTGAGGCCTGGGACAGGGATAGTGTAGTACAAATGACCACACTATCCCCAAACCTGTTTGCTGAGTGTATTTTTACTTCAGAATATAAACATCCATCCAGGCAGGAGTGGACTTTACAAGCTGAGTGTATGATGATCTTGGAACGTAGATGTCAAAGACATATCCACGACCACGAGCAGCACTTTTGCGAGTAACGGCCGAACCACGGTCTTGGACGACGAAACTCCCATTTCCTACTTTTCCTTTCAAACCGGGAATGAATAACTTCGTCCCCATCTTGAAATCGGGGTGAGCAGCAACTGTCACCCCGCTTTTTGCAGTTTTGGTTTTAGGACACGCAACCCTACTCCACCATGGAGATTCGGGATAATAGTATGTAATGCGTGCCTTTATTTTTGTAGCATTCTTAGGTGTTGCGTATGTTGAATGCGCGTGACTAAGAAGCAATAATGAGGTTATAATTGTATAAACAAGTTTTTTCATCATTATTTTGTTTCCTTTCTATCTTTAGTATTATTTGTCCTCAGCAAACAAGGAGAAGTAATACCCTCCTCAGTTTCATAATGTGCTTATGAAAGTCTTAACTACAAATTTTTTCGTGCCTTTTGCGAAGCTTGTCGCTATAGTTATTCAGGTCTAAGTAAAAATCTAAAGAGTCTAGCTTTGTCGATGCCAACTCTCTCGATGACTTGGAATATGGTGATCGACTATTTTTAGTCCATGATCTTAATTTTTCAACAGTGTGATAAAAGAATAGATAGCAGTTTGCACCGCGGGTGTAGGCATCAACATCAATATCAAGTTTATATTTTTTGATAGTTTGAAGTGCAATACACTCACAATGCCATTCCAATTCTATTGCATCCTTTACTGCCTGAGATACTATCTTTTTAGAGTATCTCTTACCATCAAGCCAGTTGAATAAAATGTCGCATCCTTTTACCTTTGAATTAAAGAATTTACGATGATGTTTCCATTGTAGATAATGAGAATATTCATGCACAAATATTTCAAATGCACAGTCACGTTTCATTGCGACTACAAATTCTTTTTGATCTTTACTATCATCAAACCATCCGCCATACTTTCCGTCTATGGCTTTTGTCATAATAAGCTTTAGTGAAAAGCCGTCATCAAGCAATTCATTTACTGCTTTTGCTATAAAGGCGTTTTTTTCCATATTCTAAGAATGGTTTTATTCTTGTATATTACTTAAATATTCTGCGTAATAGACCCTATTATAATTACGTTTTCTAGAGTTTTCTGTTTCTTGTGCAATTTTTAGTGGTTCAGTAATATACTCACGTACTCTAAAACTTCCAACATTATCATAGGTCCATAGCATATTTTTTCCAATTGGATACATGTACGCTACTACCGCATGACCATAATCTTTTCCATCAATATTACTCTTATAACGATAAAGAAGAACCTCACTCCATTTTACTTTTTTACCAAGTGATTCTTTAAATGTGATAGCAGTTGGCAAGCATGAATTTGGCATTGATTGCATCGCTTTCCATTCTGGGTTTTGAGGAGTACGTGTAAATATTTCGCATGAAGCTAATAAACAAGTGAAAGTAATTATTAATATTTTTTTCATAATTTTATATATCTTCTTTACACGGTTTATAGCCTTCTTTCTGTGCTTCTTCATCACACAATGTAGCATACCACGATCCACGCTTGCATAGTTGTCCACGCTTTCCTGTATCTTGACAAGTAAGTGAAGAAAGATGTTCGGCATAACGAACCATACCTTTTACAACATCATTGCCACCATCATAATAGACACGTAGAGTGCCAAACTTTTCTTTGTATTGAGCTATCGTTACAGAAGGTGGAGAGACTCCAATATAAAGATCTAGACGATTAAAAAGAATTTTATCAATCGTACTTACAATATTACGAATACGTGCAGCAAAAGTTTTGTTAATTTTCTCTCTCTCTTCATTGCTTGGAGAAGCAAACTTTGCACCTTTGGGCAGTCGCTTTTCAAAATCTCTATATGGATTGAACTTTCTATAAATTGGATCTCTCACATACTTCCAATATAGTTGACGAAGCTTTAGACGAAGTCTTTGCTTAGGATTAATTTCAGTATGCTTATGGTGCGACACATAGTCATCAATACAACCAAACAATGAATCGACAATGCTCATCCATCCAATTGGACAATCATTCCAACAACGTTGACTTTGTGGCAATAACTCTCCATTCTCATTAGTTGGAAACAAACGAGGATATTTTTTAAAGAGATACTCTTCAAATATATCACCATCCTCTATTTCACTCAGAATATGTTCTTTTAATTCTTCTACTGATTTATATTTCATATTTGTATGTTTATCACATGGACCGTCATTATAGCCATGACTTGCTAAAGCATCGCACTCTAGACAACTTTGACTTTCTTTTGTTTTTAAATCTTCAAGAGACGATTCATAAACAGGAGTCGCTCCAAAAACTTTCAAGCATAATTGCTCAATTGCTTCTGTTTTTGATTTAAATCGAATACTATAGTTGTTGCCTTCAGAGTTTTTCATGTCCACATTTTTTGATAGTGTTTGATGATAGTCTTCATAGCCCACATATCTTTTTCTTCAATTAGCGCTTCAAGACGACGAACCTCAGCATATGCTTCTTTATATGGCATACCATAAAGCTCTTCACAGCTTTTCATTGTACAGCTTCCATCTTTATTCTCAACAAAAATATCATTTATTGCTTTTGAACTTGGTGTTGGATAAGAATTCTCATGTTGTTTTTCAAGTTCGGGACGTTCAGTTTTAATATAATTATAAACCTCACGAAGTTCATTATCAGTATTTTTAACACTATCAACATACTCTTGCGAGATATATCCTTTTTCAAGATCTTCAGTCCAATCAGTATGATCTTGAAGACCTTTTTCGTCTTCTACATAGTGTGTGAGACAAGTAAAAAGTAAGTGCGGAATAAGAGCAGTCTTGTCACACCATGTGTTAGGAATAGTTTTTGTCAACCACTTTTGGCGTGGATTAAAAAATGCAGATATTCTGTATCTCACATCCCACCAAAAAAAGCTGTTAAACAGCAATGACGGATGTTTAAAGACTCTCCAAATGTTAGTTATATATGTATCAATAATCATGGCCTAATTATACACTAAAACTCGAAAAATGTACACAAGTTTTTTAATTCCATTTGCGGTGTTTCTCAGCAACCCACTCAACTCCATCATATTCAGCAATTTCCCACTCAACATCATCTGGAATTTCGACAATTTTTAACTCGGAGAATTTTCCCCATGACTCATGTTCTAATTCTTCAATAACTGCTACTAAATTTTCGTCATTTCTAGGTATTGCCCAAGCATACAATGGAAAGTCAGATGTCATTTCAACTTTTTCCTTATATAGCGCCAAGCCCATTTCAGAAAGGTCAAATCCTCCGTGACACACATTAATTGCAATCTTCATATATTTTAAAACTCTTGTTTCCAATTATTCTGTTTAAAAGATCGGTATGTGATGGTTTCGTCTACGCTACAATCATCGTCGTTATCAACGTCATAACATGATTCGTCATAATCTCTATCAAACAATTCTTTTATCGTATCTTCTGCAAATGTCTGATGAATAAGAATAGTCTTGAATGTCTCAATCCATTCTTCTATCGTAGCATGTGGATGCATCGTAAGTTGAAGAGTCCTGTCTGGAGACAGACCACCTTCAACACTAATCTTAATAGGCTCTTGTTTATCGTAGTTCATAGTATTATATATTGTTTATAGTTTGATCTGGATTTTGTATAAGAAACAAATAGTCTGCAAGATCTGCAATCTGTTGGTCATTCAAGATGATCATATCAGTGTATGGTCGTCCACATAGCGTTCGCCAAGCAAGACGTATTCTATTCCACCACGATCTTGAAACGCAGCGTTCATACATCGCAATATTTAAGCCCCAATCAGAGTCGTATTCTATATTAAGAACACCACACCCACATTCGCATTTAAAATATTTACCTTCCATTGTTTAAGATTTAAGTGCGATTATAATTGCAGCAATAATAAATGCTATCACCCAAATTATAATTTTATTTTGTTTGGTGTCAGCATCCAAATTTTTTAATTTCTGCTCTAAATTTTCTAATTTGTTTAGCGCACGATCTGATGCCTCTTCAATTTTTTCTAGTTTTATTTTCATATTAATATTCTTCTTTCCAAGTATCGTGTAGATTATGCCTTAGCATACGATGAGATGCAAGCAAAAAGTTAATCGGATCTTGAACGCCAATGTCTCCATTGTTACATTCGTCAACAATATATGTTGTTACCGCTTCTTCTAATGCAAAGAGACGATGTGCTTCATTGACGTAGCGAGTAATTTTATCTGGCAATGCTGAATAAGAAAGATCTTCACCCGCGATTGGAATACGCTCATAGATATCAAATAGCAGTTGACGCACTTCCGCTTCAGTTAGCTCTGACACAAATTGAATCTCTTTCATAATATCATTTATATTTTGACCAACAAATTAGTACTATAGACTGAAGTATAATACCGCTTATGCAATTAATTAACAACCACACTCCGTATGGACCAGTTAGTGTGTATGTGAGTCCAGAGACAGCACATAGCAATCCAATACAAATACTATGAGGTGAAAGATCTGACGCATGTTTTGTTTTAAGCACTTTATAAATTTGTGGTAAAGCTGCAGTCATACAACAAATTGACATAATTGCCCCAGAACATTCTCGAACAATGTCAATTGTAGTTTTCATCTCTAAACAGTCTATCAATCTTTTCTAAATTGTCAACTATAGAATCTTGTGACATTGTAATGTTTCGTGCAATATACATGCGATTACAAATGTCTTTAAGAATCATAAGTTGAGTCAAAGAATCATATTTGTCGATTCTTTTTAAATCTTTTTTATCGGGTACAGTTGTCATAATTATATTTTATCAGAGTTCCATTTCTTAATTGTTTTTAGAAATGCTTCGGCGCGTTGGGCTGCGGTTGCACAAAAAAGATCAGGATACATTCCAGCTTCGGGACTCTCGATGTAACACATTTCCATACTTGTTTTAGGTAAGGTAATCCTATCGAGTTTATTTCCGTAGTTGTAAAGTTGTTCTTTTGTCAGCATCTTCTCAGCCTCATGCATGGCGTTGAGGTCATTGCAGTAGTCTGGAATTTCTTCATCAAAAGTATGGTGTTTGAATCCAGTAATCACTCTTATAGTTCCTTCTGTCATACGTATTGCTACATTTTTGTACCCACACGCTTCCGCGATTGCTATGTTGATTTGTTCATCTGTCATATTCATATTTTATTGTTTTTTCCAGACCCAACGTTTACTTTTAGGCTTTTTAGATTCCAAATACGCTTTATAGTCTCTGTCAGCTTGGCAACCCTGTGGTCCTCTGCAAGCACTTCTCAAAACTCCGTATTTTAAACACGAGCATTCATAAGTGACTTTAGGTTTTTTATTCATATTTTACTTTTGTTCCTTCCATTGCCATTCTACTGATCCGCTGTTATCGACTTTCCATTCTGCATAGCCACGTTCTATAGCTTGTTTTTTGAGCGTGTTTCTTTGCCACAATGCAGCAAATGCTAGAATCATTGCACAAAAAAACATTACAGCTAAAAATATAAAAGGTCTTGTATCACTCATATTACCAGTGTCTTATTGTATTTGCCATAATGAAAAAGCAGGTAATCAAATTCACAATCCAAAAAATTGTTCTTACTATTGCAGCGGCATCAGACTCACGATCATTGTCGCTAATCTTTGATCCCATTGCTTTTGCCCATACTTTCCATAACTTCATATCAGCAAAGATTTCTCAATCCGTCTTGTTTAATTTGTTTTAATTCTTCAAGTAAATCTTTTGCTTTCTTTTCCAATGCTTCACGACAATAGTTGTATGTGCCGTCTGGTCGTTTGCCATTTGACACGAGTTCGACAAAACTACGCAACTTCTCATGCTCGACGAGAGAGTAAATTTCAAGTGGACTTAGGTTGTTCATAAGCTCATTATATCACAGTTCCTGTTGTTTGTAAACAACTAAATGTATTTTAATTCAAATTTTCCATCTGAATAAATCTCGACATAAGAGCATTTATGCTCACAAAATGAGCCAGAATTTATATAGGTGCAAGAATCAATCTTTCTTACTTCTGCATAGTGTGTGTGACCAGCAAGAAGCACATCGTGTTTTTTGCCATGTTTCTCGACAAATTTCTTACAAACTATATTTTTTGCTTCAATCCAAGATTTGCTTAAACGTTTTAAAAATCTTGAACACTTATGTGTCCTATCAAATTTTTGTATCCAATAATACAAACCAGTAAAAAACCAAGTCAAAAATGGTCGGTGTTTTATCCAATGATCATACTTGTCACCATGCTCAAAGAAAAATCTTTTGTTATTGATTGTGGTTGTATAATTTTCTAGCAGTTCCATGCCAGTAATCGCACTTAAAAATTCTGCATTACTATCATGATTGCCCTTAACTAAAATAACATTATGTGTTTTTGAAAGTTTGCGAATCTTTCCAAGAATTTTCCAATCACGCTTGTCATAGCGTTTGAAAGAATAGTTATCGAATAGGTCGCCATTGATTAGTAGTGTGTTAAAATCAAGCGAAAGAACTTCTAATACCTTTTCTTTTTGACTTACTGAAGTTCCAAGATGAATATCGCTAACTACTAAAATTTCAATCACTGCACGATATATTTTAACTATTAACAAATCAGACCTTTTTTACTATTTTCACCGTGACCAATTGGATCAACTCCAACCCAACGTTCGTCAACTGGTTCATCTGCCCTTTGATAGCGTGTATCAGTTGAGAGTCTAATGTTTCGGGTTTGATTGTCTATGCTACCATGAATTGTATTCATCTTGAAGGTAAGAAGATCTCCCATTTCAAATTGTGATGTTAACCATCTGCAATTAAATTTTTGTTGCAGTGAATGAGGATTGTTTGTAAGCACTCCATCATGCTTCCATCCATCTCTGTTTGGAATATTTTCACAATAGGTGTCAACATCTGATTCAAGATATTTTTTAATACGATCTGATTGAAGATGAGACTTTTCTAAAATCATTAACCCACCCATCTCAAGCGATACATCGCCATATGGAATCCATGCAGTATAAAGATCGTGTGTACCTCTGCCCATATACACGATATCGCAATGAGGTGCAGTGCCATGCCCTTGACCCATTGTGCGCAACCAGATATAATCAAAATGACGAATATCACCTCCGAGGAAATTTGTATAAAATTCTTTAATTTCTGGACCAAATACAACTCTATTGAGAGCAGGTTGATTTTTCCATGACTCAATATCAAATTTTGGATGCACTCCCTCTTTTAATACACCATCCATTAGTGGGTATGCTGAATCAAAAATATCCTTTTCACTAAGAGTTTGCAGCAGTGCATTTCTTGCGTCTTCAATTAGTTCACGTGAAAAAAAGTTTTTAATATACAAATAACCATTTGTATCCATAAATTCTCTTAAAGCGCCAACGTCATTTTTGTGCTTTGAACAATCCTGCAACCATCCAAAAGATTGTTCATTACTCTCCAACTCGTATCCTAGTGATTTTAATTTCATAGCATTATTTATTATAATTCCCAAGTTTGCGAGCTTACAGTATCACCGCATTGATCACATGGCTCGTCATCATAGTGCCAACTGTCAGGTTGAAAGCATTTGATTAAATCGTCGAGCTGTACTGTACACATCTTACGCTCTTCTTTAAATCGCTCGCAAAGATAGTCGATAAGTTCGTCGATTTCTTTTTCCGTAAAGTCGTATCGTGGATCTTCTCCACCGACAAATTTACCATTGATTTCTGTATAGAATGCTGTGCATCCTTCGCTGATTGTGATTTTATATTTCATTTTAATAATTCACTATTTTCAAAGATATTTCCAATGACTTCAATATCTCCTAACATGCTTTTATAAAATCCGCTCTTATTTCCAATAAACCATAATCCAAAACATGGAGCGTCTACAAGCGTCATATCAGTCATATAAATCACTTCGGCTAGTCCGCTTATTGGTTTTTGAGCAATTTCACTGTTATCATATTTTACAATATCACCTTCATAAATTTCTACTCCATTTTTATCTTTGAGTCCAGTGTATTGCTGAAGAGTTATATCGTCAAATGTATATGTTATAGTATTATCTACGAAATTGATAGTTTTTAAAGAAACGAATTTTTTCTTTTCTTTATGCCAACAACGGAATTTAAGCTCTCTGCTCACAGTCTTGCTTTGATAAACTCTACAACATCTTCAAAGAAATATTCGTCATCATCATTCAAGCCATAATACTCTCTTGTTTGATAGTAGTTTTTAGTGACGATGCCCATCATGTCCATCTTGTTGTAATTATAGCGAGGTGGAAGATTGTCAATGAGAACATTGTCTTTATCAGCGATAGGCATTGGAAGAGTGCCTTCACCACCATAGCCATGTGAAATGCTATACTGCTGAATGTCTTCGCGTGTGTAAATGTGATCGTTATCTAAACCAAATTCACCGAGTCGATTCAAGCTTTCAGCATAGTCACGAGTTGCGCTTGTAAGAATATAAACATTTTCTTTGCCTACGACACTGTTGTAGTATTCAAAGAGGCGCTTTGCGCACGGACGAATCATCGTACGATAGGTATGCATGTCTTCACTGAGTATAAACTCAACATACTCGGTAGGCGGCATGCTGTTTACATATGTATGCAAGATACACTCATCTAAATCTTGAAATATTCTTTTAATCATTTTAACAAATTTCTTTTAATACTTTTCTAATTTCTTGTGCTCCCCATTGATTTGCGCTGTGCACATACACATGAGGAATGTATGGCGGACATAGTTCTTTATACTTTTGTACAAAATATTCTGCACAGTGTTTTCCAGTTTTTACTTTTAAATTACCATACTCAATAACTCCAGTGCTTTCAGTTACTTTATAATAGTGACGTATATGTTCTTCATCCAAATCATGATCAAAACTTACCACATTAGGAATACCTCTTTCTTCGATTGTTTGCACAAAATCTTCATAGGTACGAACAACAACCCAGCCGTTGTTAGGCACACCAGACATATTTTCTAAACTATGCGACGTTATAACGATGCTATTACCATCACGCTTAGGATGGATATACGCATGCTCTGGTTTGCGCATGTCATCTAGAAAAAGGTTATAGCTCATTGATCTTGCTTAATGCGTTTAATAATATCTTCAGTGCCTTGAACTGTTTCTACAACAGTTTCGCCATCAATGACTAACAAGCGAGGCACAGATTTGATGCCGTGATCTTTAAAGAAAGAGATATCGGTATCTGCATCTTTTACTTCTATTCTATCACTTAAATTTTCTGATTGCAATCGTGCCTTAACTACTTGACACGGACCGCACCAACTTGCACTTGCTAAGATTAGTTTCATATTTTATCTATTGTTTCTAAAGTGTGTTCTAAATTCAGAATAGCTGACTGGTGTATGATATTCTTCTCCTTCAGCATCAATGATGATGCCCTCATCAAGATACCATTCGTAGAGAGATTTTTTCTTGAATGCAGCATCAAAGTTTTCTCGTCCTTGAGCTGAAAGCACTCGTGAAGCAATTGAGTCTCCAGTAATATCATTTGTTGCTGCCATAGTTATTCAAAGATTTCTCTTCTTACCATCGCAGAATAGTCATCTTCAGTTGCGCAGTTGAAGACATAGTCATAGAGCCAGTCATTGTCTAGATCTACCTCTTCGATGAGTTTGCTATAGATGATAGCTTCTGCATCTTGAAGTTGCTTGATTGCTGCTCTAGCAGTCTCAACTTTTTCTTGTTGTGTTTGGTTTAACTTCTTCATAACGTTCTTTTGCTCGGTTGTATGCGAGTGCAAGGTTTAATTGGCGAATTGTGTGTTCAGCACATTCAAAAACCTTGCCACGAAACTTATACCATTTACTTTTATTGTTCGTACCATTTATCATGTTTTTCTCTATATTCTTTAATAAAAATTCTAATATTAGACAGCGCATTTGATATGTCTTGCTCATCAAATATTGCGGTTGCTAGTTTAGTTTCACGCTCAATATTATCTATAAGCTGCTGTTCAGCACTAGGATATTTTTTACGATTCTCTTTAAAAGTTACTTCCCACTTTTCGCGATCTGCCGCCCATTCCTTTTGCTTGGCAGCATACTCTTCATCAGTATATTTTTTAGGCTCTCTATGCTCTACAAGCGTGATATCTTCAACGAGCTTTCCATTTTTAAACAATGCACAATATTCAATCCAACCAGATTCAAAGCGTCTCCAATCATCACTGTCATAATCTAACTCGGGAGATTTATATTCTGCATGATTATAGCTTTCATAAAAGTTGATAGCTCCTGTATATGGCTCTTTCTCATACCACTCCGCTTCGACTACAAAGTGACCCATTGCGGCTATTTTTTCACTAAACGGTGCATCGTCAGCAACCTCTTCACCCTTTTCCCAACGACCTTCAACCTGCTTAAACCATAATTGGCCATGCCCATCAATCCTATAGGTTGACATTGCTTGGTTTGGTGTGTCTTTCGTTTGAAAGGCAATATCACTTACTTTATCTCCCCAATGAGAGATAATCGCATCTGGCAACTCTGGTAGAGTTGTTCCTACTCTTACATAATCGAACATTCCCATAATTTTTATTTTGTTAGTGATTGCGCTACAATTAAGCCCAAGTTAGATACAGCGTACCCTCCCCAGACTACAGCCCACGCATAGTTTTGTTTATATGCGTGAGCAATGCATACCATGGCATAGAGCCCGAATGCAATAAATACTACAACGTTTTCAAAATTTACTTGCATAGTGTATTATATATTATCTATAAGGGGTTGTACACACTTTTTACATCTTTTTCCAACCTATCGGTAAACAGATATATGCAACGGCGTCAACTGCTACTACATCTCCGCTGGCAAGAATTTCCTGATTGTTGGCGAGATATTCTTCCTGAATCGCAAGTTCGTCATCTTGCAATTCAAAAGTTGCGGAGTTTATTATTTTATATGCTTCTTCTGCTGCATCCTCTCCAGACAATCGTGACTCATACTCGAACACGAGTCGGTTGTAGTTAGCAAACCGACCCTCGTAGAGGCTTATGCCACGATTCAAAAAGATTTCAACAGCAGCCATAAAACTTATTTTTTAACCGAGTAAAAAAAATTTAAACGTTTAGAATTTTTACAACGTATAGAATTAACTCGATGCTGCAATGCATAGAACAATGAATATTCGTCTTCATTGTCGATGAGTCCCAATTCTACTAATTTGTCTGGTACCGATAACACCAACACTTCTAATTCATATTGAGCACTATTTGTCATCTAAAAATTTGGTTAAAGTTTTCATACACTGCTTCCTGTTCAAATTCCATATCAGCAATTCCTTGTGCATCTGAGGTTGTAAGACCTTCATCTTCAAGTTCTTGAACTCTTTTTTCGTATGTTGACATATCGCTTTTTACTTATTTTTCGATGATCGCATCAGATATGCAGTGACTGCTGCTCCAACGAGCCAACCTGCAGCAACCCAACTTACAAAGATAAATCCGTTTTGAATATATTCAACTGTAAAAATCATGGCAGTTGTTGCATCTGTTTACGTTGTGCTTCTGTGACGCGTCTTGAAAGATGAACGCTGTCATCAAGGGCAAAGATCGACCAACCATAGAGTGGTCTCGTATTCTTGCGCTTAGACTTATTGCCGAATAGTTTGGTTAGCAGTGTCATTGTTTGGTGTTTCTATTTTGCTGGTTTAATTGAGACTAGATAGTTTCCAATTGGCAACATTTGGGTGGTCGTCTCGACTAGTGAATCTAAACTAAGACCTTCACAATTTTCTTGCATCCAGGGAAGCCATAGTATTTGACGTTCTTTAACGTCACGCAGTGTTTCAGTTTTGATCTTGTACATATTCAATGAGATTTGAGTCTGCACGCAAGCTTAGAACTTGCCTTTTTTCTGTCTGTAAAGAATTTTGTTGGAGGAGCAATCTTATGACGAGTCAGCGCTCTCAGAGCAATGGGTGAATAGTCAAAAGTTTTTGCTTTGATCTTTTTCATTAGAGACTAATTGGATTGAACGTAGAAGCTTTACGCACTCGAGCAAATTCGTCTTGAACGAGATTATCATAGTCACTTGAAACTTTAGTACTATCTTCAACTTCAAAGGACTTGATCAATTTACGGTCAGCAGCATGACGCTGAGCGATGCTAGCGATGAGTGACTTACGGGCTTCGAGTTGCATTTTGGTTTGTGGTGTCATATTGTTGCTTACATGGTTATTATAGCATAAAACCCACAGAAAGTACACAACTTTTTTCATAAAAGTGAAAAAAGGTCCCGGACAGTGTCCCCGTATAGAGAAACCGATCATCTAGAGGCCTCCCGGAGGTCAAAAATGTGAGAATTTACAATGTTTGGGAGGCAAATTCTATGGCCCGGGAGGCCTCCAGTTCCATTGGACGGGATTTGTACCATCCTCCAGTCTCGAGATCTATTTCTTTGCAAAGGTTTGCAACTTCTATTGGGGTAATAGGATAGCCTCGCTTCATTGCATTAGAAGAGATGTTGATCATTATTTTGTACATTTGTGTGTACCACCCAGAATGTTGGATGTTGCGATAATCAGACACCATATTTTTATTTACGAAAGGACAGTCATGATATGACTTCCATGTATATGAAGTATTTGTAAGCGATTCACGCCGGTGTTCTATGACTTTTAAACGTATGTGTTCTGGTAGTTTATCAAAAAATGTCGCTGCAGTCTCTTTAGCAACATAAGGATGTTTTGCCATCAATGCATATGGATCCAACAATGGAGCGTCATGGTGTGAGAATATAAAGCAGTGACTGTTAGGATAGCGAGCAGGCACATAATACATGCGAGACAGGTCTTTTGTTTGTGGGTCTCCCAATGAGTTGTATTCTGTGTTTAGCGCATACCAAAAATGTTTTATGTTTTCTGCTGGCACTTCGCATGTGAGTGGAAATACAACTCGAAACTTTGGCTTTTCAGGCGTACTGCTTGCAGAAGAATAACAGATGAAACGTGCGTTTTTAAACCCAACTATAGCATCTTCAAATGAACCACTATAGTCATCAACATCAAGTGCAGCCCACCCGCCCCATGAAATTACATTCACATTTTTACGCGTTTCATTTTCAACAAAGCGAGCAGGACTTATAAGTGGAGAGCCTGTACGAAACTCTCCCTTTTTAGGTTTGTATCCTGGTTGTTCACTAAGTTTGTACAACAACTTTTCAAAGGCATCGACACTATCAAACGTCATTCGACGATGCGTCTTGTTGTCAAAGATAGAAGTGAATATCGTAAGACTGTATTGCATTCGAAGACTATTCTAATCTATTCTAAATAGAATGTAAATGATTTTATAAACTACTTAATTTGCCATGATTGCCTGCATGAGAAGGAGCACACCATCCTTCTGGTTTAATAAGATCTGGAAGACCTAGTGGATTTGGTCGAGATTCTTTTATTCCAACTTGTTTGTTCATATTTGCTGTATGCACCGCACTCCATGCTGTATAGGCATTAACTCCAAACGCGTCAAGAGTTCCAATCGCAACGACACACAGATCAATTAGTCCATCAACTACTTCTTCGGCGTCTATTTGTTCACTGGTTGCTGCAGTCTTAGTTTCATTAAGCTCTTCTTCAAGAAAACTCAAACGAAACTGTAGAAACTGTCTAAGTTTTTCCGCGTCAAAGTTTTCAATTGCCTTATGCACTCCATACTTTGCATGCATATCATATATGTCTTTTACCCAATTTGTACTCATAATGTATTGTATATATTTGTTTCAATTAAAAAAATCTTCAAGACTTGCAACTGGAATTGCTTTCCAATGAACTGCATCAAGCACCAGTTGTAGCGGATCAGAAAATGTTTTTTCAAAAAGCAAGTCACGATCCACCCAACCTTCTAATTCAAATTCTGTTGGCAAAGTATCAATAAATCCAATAACATTTTCACCAGTTGGATTACCCTTTTTAAGATAGATGTATTTAATCTTGTCACCACCTTTAATAAGATGATATTGTTGGGTCAGGCCATGTTGTTTTAACAACGAGTTGTACATAATTGCTGCACGACTGTTAATTGGTGTGCCACTCTTATATGGAACTTTTACACCATTTACACCAACTTTTTGCATCCATTTATTGATATCAGACACTCCCCTAGGAAATGCCATCTTTTCAATTGGATAGTGGTCAAACACATCACGAAACTTTGAAACTTCTGATTGAATATCAGACTCTGAACCAGTAACTAAAATCTTAAAAATCTTTTTAAACTCTTCGCGACAAATTTTAGGAGTACTGCTTTTAATAGCCTCAATGCCTTTCATAACAATTTTTGGTTCTGTATACTGCACACCTTCGCTACTAAGAACGTTTAGGATATATCGTTTTTTGGCAGTAAAGATAGCAACACTACTAATCTTTTCTACTTTCATTACCATTGTGTTTTTATAAGAGTTTGTTTTACGTGACAAGTTTTCATAAGCTGTTTGAATTACTGGTTCAAGAGCCTCTTTACCAAATTTAATTAAAAATGCATGAGGGTCTTTTGGATTGCATTTTTGTACAACATCCGATAAGTTAATATAGATTGAATCTGTGTCTGATGCTACAATACGATCCTTTGGAATGCTATCAGCAAGAGCCTTCGCCAAATACTCATTTACTGCATTTTCTGCGGTATGAATTGCAAGTTGACCAGATAACGTGATACCTTCTGCAATATCAAGGTTAAAGTATCTGAAATATTGGTTTGCCGCTGCGCCATACAAACTATTAAGAAGAATCTTTAAACACATTTGCCGATTGCTCGCTCGATCAATTTCAATTTGAAGTGTATGATATCGCGCAGTCTTTTTATCAGTAAGCTCTGCTTCCTTCTCATAGTCAAGCATTTGTCGTTTGACTGCAACACGTTGGTTGTATAATTCTTCAATAATTTCTGGAAGGATGCCTTGTTTATCACGACGAAAGCATGCGCCATTTGCAGCAACTGCAAGATTGTCTTCTGGCGCCCATGTTTGTTCAGAGTTTAAAATCTTGTCTTCTCCACCATTCTGCAATGATGCCACTTTCATATGAGGCACAATTGTTTCAGGACTCATATTATATTGAATAATAAGATTGGGATAGAGACTGTTAAGGTCAAAACTCATAACCCATTGGTGACGACCGACTTGCGGGTCTTTAACAAATCCACCAGCATAGTCTGTTTTAAATGATCGAGAGTTTGGCGGAATCGCAATTTTTCGAGTTGCAAGTTTTCGAAAAATAATGCTGTCCCAAATTGCAACAGTCCCTAATGTATCTCCATAGTTTACGCCGCCAAAATATGCAAGTGTAAACACAAGGTTGATAAGACCGAGTTTGGCTTCTAAACGTTCAATAAGTTCAATGTCAACAATGTTATAGTCAATAAATTTTTGATAGTCACGTTCATAAAGTTCAGTAAGTGTGCCATATTCACTATAATCAATCTTGTTTTGTCCAAGTACAACTTCAGCAATAAAATCAAGACGATAAGACTCTTGGGCGCCATAGGTATTTGCTGCAAACTTTTTAAAGAGGTCAAGATAGTCTAATTGCTGAATTCCATATAGGTTGTATAAGAAATTCTCTTTACCTTTAATCATTACAGACTTTTGTTCAACAAAATTCCATGGCGACATCTTTTTTGCAGAGTCTTGACCAAGTACACGAGAGATGCGATTGACGAGATATGGAATATCAAACAAACGAATGTTCCAACCGGTAATTACATCTGGTGTGTTTAGTGTGTCTGACCACCAAGATAAAAAATCTGTCAACAATTCAGATTCGCTATCAAATTGTTTAAATTGTTTTTTCAAATGAGGAATACTTGACTGCGAAGGGTCATAGTTCTTTAAGCCCCAAACAATATAATGATCGAGCCGACTGCTCTTAAGTCCAATTGCTGTTATTTCTTGATCAGCCACCGATGGCTCTGGGAAACCGTTGTCAGACTTACACTCAATGTCAAGAGAAACGACATCAACTTTTTTAGGGTTATACTTAATTTCATTTGGAAATTCTGCCTGAATAAAAGCAGGTATATGACGATCATTTCCATAAATTTTAAAGTTATCAATTCCTTCATAGCTCTTAATAAACGCACGGCAATCAGACATGCTCTCAAACCGCATTGGTTCAAGAGGCAACCCGTCGAGAGACCGCCACTTTGCATTGCTATCCTTACTTTCGAGATACATTACAGGACGAAACCTGTATGTTGTATAAATCTTTTGTCCGTCTTCGTCATATCCCCTGTACAGGAGAGTATTCATCTTTCGCTCGATGCAAGTATAGAATCCATTAATCATGTAAGAGCATTATAACATAAACCGGCAAAGATGTAAACAACAATCTTTGCCGGTTTAATTTTATGTATTAATTTTTATTTATTTGTTTATTACAATTTTGCGAGGTTTCTTCTCTTCTGGAACCTGTTTCTCAAGCGAGATTGATAGGATTCCATTTTGTAGAGAAGCCCCACTCACGACGACATGCTCTGCCAACGTAAAGCGCCGAGTAAATTTACGTGCGCTAATACCCTTGTGGGCATACTCTCTTTCGTCTTTTTCAGACTTTTCACCAGTGATCACTAGCGAATTTTCTACAGTTTCGATGTCGAGTTCCGACTCAGCGAATCCAGCGACTGCCAACTCAATGACAAACCTATCTTCGTCGAGTTTAACCACGTTGTGGGGCGGATAAACATTCGAATTTTCTTTGTTAATCGAATCAAACTCTTGAAAGAGTTGATCAAACCCAATGCCAAACGGCCTATACGTTGTACTTATTTTCATTTTCGTTTCTCCTTTTTAAGCGAGTTTTATATATGTTCAGCAGACCCATTTCTGGCATCTACTGGTACAACCACCATGGTTATACAACTTTATTTATATTCAGGAAGTACAAATTCTTTGAAAGAAAGTAATTTTCTACTAGAAATTATTTCAAAGAATGTTTTTGCAGATTCTGAATTTAACTTTTTATAGTCAAATGATACTGCTGAGTATATTGGGCGATAGTGTAGGGTACGTTCCTTTGCAACTAAGAGTAGCTGACCAGTCGTAACCATGTCTGCCTTTTTGATGTCTCCAGTTCTGATCGGATTCATAAACTTATCATCGTTTGGCTTTTGAGACATCGCTTCAAGAAACTCATAAGGATCAGATATATCATTGTCACGAAGATAATTGTTTACTATTTCCCAACGAGTCTCTGAACTTTTACGAGCTGCTTGCAGATGAGTATCTGTTGCCTTTTTACTGTATCCAAGAAGTGGCAGATCGATGCCATGATTCGTACGTACGCAATGATCTTCTTCTTGGGTTATTTCCTTTAAGTTGTGTATATACTTGCGTGGATTTTCTGCAGTAGCATCTTCCTTCTTAACTGTAAATCCGCCTTCGAGCAGATAGCATTTTTCTGGATTAAACACGAATGTAGCTCCAGCTAATTCTTTTTCTATAAGATATTTTGCTGCTGCTTCAGGAGTCTTCATACGAAGAGCATTGCGTATTGCAAGACCGTCTGGAGAAACGATTGGTGTTTTTTTCTTATTTTTAGAAAGCACTTTTTCTCCTTCTTTTTCATCGCTCTTTACGCTGAATGAAGCGCTTATAATTGATAGTCCATATTCGTTGACGCCTTCTGTCCAACGAGTAGTTTGGTCGTCGATAAACAACCTTTGAATGCCATCACGGTTAGAGTTAACTACTTTAATTTCCGTAGGATAGTTACGATCGCGATTTTTTGCACCTACCCAACCAAACTTTTTAATGTATTTTACTGCTACTACGCACATATGTGATAATGGTTATACTATATTTATAATACCACGTTTTTACCGTGTTTTTACCATCTTTCTTAGGCCATTTAACACTGACAACGCTAATTTTCCGCTTGTAGGTCCTGGCCATGGAAAGCTTAAACCAATTACTCCGGTAACAAATAGCAATAGCATTCGTGTACCCTCTGTGCCCGCAAAAAGTGTTGATAGGGCAAAATTTCCTGAAAGTGCAGCTAATATATCAGAAGAGTCAAAGTCGTATGACAAATCACCTGTAAATGACATATTCAACCAAATATAGAGTAACAGACCTGCGACAGCAAAGCCTCCTATTCTTTTTATAACAGGATGTTTTTGTAGCCAGACGTCTAGATCACGAAGTGCCTCCTCTGTCCATCTGCCAATTTTAGTTTTTGAAACATATTCTGCGATTGCCCGCTGTATTTGGGCGTATGCTGCAAAACCAGCCTTTATTGATTTCCAAAGATTAGCTAAGTTAAAACGTAGCGCACTAAAAAACTTAAAAACCCGACTGTCTTTAAAGAGTGTTAGAGTGTCTTGCAAATTTGCTCCAGCAGTTGATGCAAGAGTCTTTATAAAGTCTAGCTTAGCTCGTACTCCAGAGGTCAAGCCATTTAAAACGTTTTCAGTCAGCTCGGCAGTTTCAAGAAGTGACAAAGCTTCGTAGTAGTCATGCTTTTCTTGAATTGAACAGGCGTTATACTCAACGAAGCTTTTCATACCTTTTTCTTAACGTTGCCAATGCTATATTTTGAACGCAGGTCCCAATTGGCTTTATCTCGGTGAGAGATAATTTTAATTTGTTTTAGACTAGTGGTATCTTTCACTTGATCTCTATTGACAATTTCAAGCAAACCCCAATCAGAAAGAAGAATTGTAATTGTATTTCGGCGACACATGTCATCATACATAAATGTAGATGGCTTGCCATCAAGCATAAAGAGTTCCTTAAAGTGCACAATAAAGTAGCGCCCTTGTTTATGCAAGATATGACAACTTTGAAAGAGCACATTCTCTTCTCGTTTAGAAGAGACACCAATGCGAGAAAGAGTTTCTTTAATCTTTAAAAAGTCATCAGGGTCATTCAAATATACCTCAAGCATCTGAGGCGGTGACCAATCAACGATATCTGTGGGGGAAAGTGGTACTGTCATAACGATATACTATATTTATAATATATCGTGTTTACAATTTACCGTGCTCTGCTCTTTCGTGCGGCTTTATTCTTCTTGCGGCGTTTTTCTACTCGCTTTGGAGACAAGTTCTTTTTGCCAGAAGATGTCCTCCAGCCTCCTGCCATCATACGTTTAATAAACTTAGACGGATCAATCTGAAGTTTTTCAACTGGTGTGTCTGACAATACTTCTGCTTCAATTACTTTTTCGTGTACTTCCTCCGACATCTCTTTTGTTTTTTAGTTGTGTTAGTTGATTTTGAGTAAACAGGCTGAATACTGCTCGCGCCTTTTCAGCACTATACGAGTATTCATCCATAATACATTTTATATATTCAGAGTCATCTGACTTTTTTGCCCATTTGCTAAATCGCTTACGAGGACGTGTACAATGTTTTAAAAAATCATACTGCATCTTGTGCGGCAAGAATGCTCGTCTATTCATTTCATTTGCAAGTAGTATAGTATCATTAAAGTATGACAGCCCGCGATTGACTATAAAGGGCACATACTGTTTATCTAGACTATCATGATCAAGGCTTTCACTGTTATCTGCTCGCGAAGCTTCTAGTAAATTTTTACCACTTTGACCTTCATTAATGCTATTAATAAAGTCAAATGGCGAGAGTTTTTTATTTTCTACACCCATTCAATATTTCCCATTAATTCGGTCATACATGCAACCATGTTTAGTTCTTTGTCAGCCATAAATCCTGCTTTGTAAGAATAGTCGGCAAGAATAAGAACTGCAGACGGAATAGAAGATGGAGCGACAACATCATAGAGTGAATCATAGAGTTTACGAAAAACAACTGCACTATCGAGTGTGCTATTATTTACAACCCATGATCTCATCGACTTGAAGTCTTTGCTTTTAAGGTAACGAGCCAATTCAGCAATACTCTGATCTGACATACCAACCAAAATAGCAGTTGGAATCTCACCACTCGTGCTGTATCGTTGACACTCATTGAGCACTCGTCTCCAGTCTGGGGCATAACGAATGATAAGTTCAGCAAGAGTCTGCTCATGATACTTGATTCCTTCAGTCTTAAGAATAAAGATCAACCGTTTCATAAAGTCACCAGCAAGAGAAGCCAACGACTTTTTAGTAGTATTAAATTCAATTACTGAACAGCGACTGTGTAGTGGTTCGATAATCTTATTCTTAAAATTGCAAGTGAGGATAAAGCGACAATTGTTGCTAAACTCTTCGATAAACCCGCGCAACGCAGGCATTGTACTCTGGGGGTTAAGATAGTCAGCCTCATCAAGAATAACTACTTTGTATCCGCCATTTAATGATACTGTTGATGCGAACTGTTTAATCTTGTTGCGTAGTACATCAATACCACTTTCTTCAGAACCATTGATCAACATATAATCAAGGTTCAAGACATTACACAGCGCACGCGCAACTGTAGTTTTTCCAAGGCCTGCAGAGCCAGCCAATAATAGATTGGGGAGTTGACCTCCCCGCACTATTTCATTGAATGTTTTCTTTAACTCTGCTGGAAGTACACAATCATCAATCGTCTGGGGACGATACTTTTCTACCCAAAGAAATTCATCAGTTTTCATATGTGACTATATTATACCAAAGTGATTTGTTTGTACACACTTTTAATTTCTTCTGCTTCAGTTTCAAACTGTGCTGCAGTTTTCTTATGGTATAATTTAGCAACCTTACGAATTAATGGTTT